AACAATATATGTCGTAAGACTCGTAGTATATTTCTTTTTCTTCTTCTTTGGTTAGCTCCAAATATTTTGCCAAGGCTTTGATTCTTGGATTATCAAGATTTTTTACGATTGGCTCAAGTGCTTTGATTACGTTGTTTTCTAATATACCCATTATTTTTCTCCTCTTTCTCTGATTAAATCATTTTCGCAATCTTGGCATGCGTAATAAGGTTCTTGCACAGATGCCACAATGTCATCTTCGTGAAATAAGTTATTGCACCCATCACACTCTGATGAGTTATCGACAAGATAAGAGTTTTGAAATTTTGTCATTATTTTTCCCCCAATTGGCTATAGTATTGATTTAGACTTTTTACACCTTGCTTTGCTTGCTCAAGTGTTATCTTCTCACTTTGCATCTGACCAACAAGGTCTTCTAAGCATTCTAGTAATTGATCGTATTCATTTACTTGTTCCAATTTGATCTCCTTTGGCTGTTTTGTTTGTCTTACTATTATATATAGGCTTTCAGTTCCTACATGTCAACAACTAAAAACATTTTTTTTATTTTATTTGTTCGGCCATCTACCTGGAACGCAACTGGGTAGAATAGCGAACAATTGTGACGTTTTAACCAGGACGGCCTCCCTGGTCACGGCTGGGCGTAAAGCGAACAATTGTGAGTTTGGCCTTTACCCGGGTAGATCCAGGTTACCCCAAAACCGAACAATTGTGACCAGCCTCTCCCTGGTTGGCCAGATCCCGAAGTCCGACAATCCCGAACAATTGTGCGGTCTGGTGCTGCTGCGAATCCCGAAGTCCGAACAATTTGGCCAGACCCGGGCTACGCAAATGCCCGAAACACCGAACAATTCATAGCCCGACCAGCCCGAAAGCCCGACACTCCCGAAGTCCGAAGGTCAACGCCTGACCCGACCCCCTAAGTAATTACGCTACTTCTTGGGTTTCACGCTAGTTTGCTCTATCACGTCTGCCTCCTTATGGGTCTTTGTGGCTACTTTCATGCGTTTCTGGGCTATGTCTTGGAATTCTTGTAGTTTTGCCAGTATTTCTTCCCTTGTCAGGCTATCAGTTCGCTCATGTAGCACATGGGCTTTATTAACAAGCAGACCTGTAGCCTTTAATCGCAGTTCTTCGGCTCTAATGGCTTCACCGAATTTTCCAGACTCCCATGCTTCGTTACGAATTTTAAGTAAGTCACGCACCGACTTATCAATTGTGACACCGAACCTTGTTTGGGCTTCGTCACGCATTTCTTGATAACGTTCTTGGACAACTGGGTTACGGAGCAACCTCACGGCATCGACACCTGGATTTGCATATCCTGCTGCACGAGCCGAAGAGGTCTGTGTCATATCCTTGTGCATAAAGTTATTAAGAAAATCTTGCTGCTTATCGGTCAATCGTTTCCAACCTGCTAATCGTTGTTCTTTAGTTAAGTCTTCTGCTACTCTTGGCATCTTATTTTATCTCCATTTAATTACTAGTTTACTAGGGGTACGAGGGGTGGGTTACTTACCACCCTCTTATACCCCCTTTAGGGGGGAAGTTCGGTAAGTTGGTAAGTTTGAACAAAATCAATGACTTACAAGCCATAAAACACTTACCGACCCCTAAAGTAACCTCGGTAAGTAGATATACGCAAACCGAGGCTACATAAGGGTTTGCCAACTTACCGACCAATCTACTTCCCGTGGTAAGTTGGTAAGTGGTAAGTAGATCACTCATAAAGCACCACAATTTTAGGGTCATTTGTTCGCTTATAAAAAGTTCCCCAGTCGGTACAAACGTACCCTAAATGGAACATCATTTCTCTGTGTTGCAAGAAGCATTCGGCACATGAATACATATCATATTTGCAATCAAGCATATGATTAATTGGTGCATGAAGTTGTTGTGCGATTCCTTTTTCAACGGCACAACCGAGGCAAATTGTTCGGTGATTCATTTGCAGATCCATGCCAGGGACAATTTTTTCTTGACATGACCCACACTTTTTTTGTTTTTTATAGGCCATATTACACCTCTTGACTTACGCTAATGGTTTCCATTTCTTGTACTATAGTCGTGTAGTCACGCCTTTTAGCTATGATTTGCCACTTCTTAACGGCTTCATCATAGTTGTCGGCTTCTATATCAACCATATAATACTTTGTTTCCTTACAATGGATAACAAACTTTTCTTTTGGCAGTTTTCTCATATTACACTCCATTAAAGCATGATGCTTTAACCATGTGATCTATTGGCTCGTCACCATAATAGTCAAATATAGCCCCAATTACTAATTGTTCGCTTTTGTTAATGTCGTCTTTACATTGACGCATAGTTACATATTCGACTTGGCTCTTATGAAACATACACTTTTGTTCGCCTCCATCATGTCTATTACCTACTGACCATACGATACATATGGCAACTAACATCTCTATCATTATTTTTCCTCCTTAATTTCCCGAACAATTCTTCGCTTTTCGTGCTGGCGTTCTTTAACCTTTGCAGATTTTTTAAGAGATTTTTCCCAACCTCGACTTGTGCTATGAATTTTTTCCCGTTTAGCCATTAGCTTCCCCAGCCAATAAACCGAACAATTTTATTAAAAAAGCCACCCCGCTTGGGGGTAGCTCCATTTATATGTAGGACAAGATATTTACTATTAAGCAACGTCTTGCTCCTCGTCTCTATGACATGGATTCCACATGACTTGGATTTCCTCGATTTCAGCTTGCTCAACACCATAAGACCGTAATGCTTTAGCCATGACCCGATCCGCAGTTTCAGTCCACACAATCGCAGATAACATTGCCCAAATCCATGCTCCAATTTCTTTCTCCTTTGTCGTGTTATTACGAGATTGATTGTCTCCAAGTATATGACCGATTTCATGCAGGGCAGACACATAATAGCCCGTGTTTTTAGTCGGTCTAATGGTTATATGTTTCCTAGAAGGAATAGCGGAATATCGAGGAATAGATTCTGCAAGCGATTGATAGCTTACAGTTATTTTTTCGACTGCACACAACTCTTGTATGTGCAATGCCATATCAATTCTTTTTACCATGATTGCACCCTTTCTAAATTCACTTCTTGTTGAAATTCATGTAGCAAATCTGTTGCATGATCGACATACATATCAAAACCAAATTTGATTTTTACTTTCTTTAGCACTTGCTCATTTGTGTAGTCAGCTAACTGCTCGCCTACGAACAATTCCACTTCAAGCAACTTATCAGATAATCTACTCATTTCCCGTAACCCCCCTTACTTTTAATATTCCATATAAAACTAAACCAAACTCATAACCTTTTTTATAATAAGCAGATGAATTTTTAACATCATCTACATTACCATTTAAAAGAGCATCAGAAACACCATCTTTGAAGAAGTTTAAATAACCTCTTCTCTTTACGTCTATTGGACTATTCATTTGCTTGATCCTTTTTATACTGTTCGATACACTTATCACACTCTTCTAAACCCTCCGCAGGTTCGTCTAAGTGAAACATTTCTGCACATATTGTGCATTCATATTCGCCCATTATGAATTCTCCCATTCAGTTATTTGCTTTAGCAAACACTCAGCATATTCGTTTCTGCCCTCATACAAAGCATCTTGAAAACTGTCTTCATAATCAGAATTCATATACTCTTTATATTCTTGCATTTCAGTAGCGATATGCTTTTTGATTTTATCAACGATTGATTTGTTTTCGTTGAATACACCCGTTAATTTAATTGCAGTCATATTGATCCCCCTAATAAGACTTATTGTTTAAAATTTCTTTTGCAGTCTTTTTTATGAAAGATTCTCTTTCTTTACCTTCAAGACCTTTTTCAATTGCTATTTGATATGCAGTTTGTAACGCTTGCATATGAATTATATTGTATCTGTCTAATGTCATTTAATTATCCCCCAAATTAAATTCGTTTTTAATCTTCCAAAAAGCATTATCTAATTTTCTAATGTCCGAAAGATAAAGATCATTCATCTCTCTAAGCATATCTAAAGCATCCTCTAATGCCTTATAAGTTTCTTTAATTGCCTTTGCTTGATCCACAGTTAAAGACATCATAGCTTTTGCTCTTACAGCATCTGCTTTATCTCTCTCTATTTCCCATTCTGTTTTTTTAGTCATTTTACTTTCCTTCCTTGCTAGTTAAGATAGTCCTTTATAGTTACACTAGTATTGAATACCATGTCAAGCATCTTTTTTATTTAATACATAATCATGTGTAATCTTGCCTAGCTCTGCATTTCCGCATTTCATCTGCTCAATCCAAACTCTTTTTAATATTTTATTTTCTTTATTTTTAAGAACTCTCCAATGACCTCGTCTCCAATGCTCTCGCTTTGGCGATCCTTGACCCGTAAACATACGGGCATAAACTTTCTTACCTCTAGGCTTTGGCAGGTTTATTGTAACGATCTTATATTCGTTCTTAGGCGACTTACGACCAAATGATATATGATCTATCTCTCTTGGTGGTATTACCGTCTCTGTAGAGATTAAATCGTAGTTTAACAACCCAAGCAATGCGATAAGAAACCTAGCATCTCCCGTCATTACATTATAAGACACTTCCATGTAGTTTCTCATATCATTTGGAGACCAACCATGCTCAAATTTATTTTGTGAAATTGTCCAATGCATTGATGCAGTTTGAGTTGTCGTAATTCGTTGTCGAATAAGGTCTAAATAGTATTTATCTTTTTTAGTTCCATTATTCATATAATCTTGAACGTACCAACCGCCAAGATAGGCAGATGTTGATTGCCATGATGCCTTTGACCAATCATCTTCAGACATAGGTTCTTCATGGGCTTGAGTACCCGAAAATCGATCAAACCCTTTTTCATTATCAATAGTAAATCCTATATTGGGCGATACCATATATTTCTTATTATCAGCTTCATACTTTGTGTATAAAGAATAAATAAAATCATCATTATGTTTATGTATATGATAGCCAACGGGCATAATTTTTTCATCTAAATCATATTCTTTGTTATTAGAATTATGCACTTTTTTTAAATACTGTTGTCTGTAGGTTTCATCCCACTCAATCCATAAAGAATTAAATGGGGGAATACCTCGCTCCAACATATTAAAAAGTATTTCGGGTTTTGCCATGCTTGCATGTACTGCATGTTCAATAAGACTTTTGCTTAACACAAATTTTTGAGACGTAACAATTTCAGTCTGCACATTACGTCTCATGCCCTCTGCATATTTACCACCTTGCCAACCAAGTATATGCTTTTTAGCATCTCCAAGAGCGGATATTAATTCACTTGCGAGTAATGGCTTTTCCATTTGTCATGCTCCTTGTTTTCTGCATAATCCCAAACCGTCACAAATTTCATTAACCAATTAAATTGTTCGGTTGAAAGATTCTCGTTAAATAATTCTTCTGTAGCAGAACCCAATGGGGATAACTTTTGCTTGTTTCCCCAACGGATATATATGTCTACTAATCTATTTAATGTAACCATTTTATACTCCTTACGATAGACCTTTATAATCTATATATGTAACCAATACGACTATGTCAACAAAAAAATATTTAATTCCATTGCCTACCACCTCTTCTCTTTCTTGATACGGGAATTATATTACCTATCGTTGATTGATAATCATTTGCCTCTAATACGGCTTTGACTAAATAAGTTCTGTCTAAATCAAAATCTTCATAGCCTTCTTCAATAGTATCAAAATATGTTTTGTTCGGTAAATTCATACCTCCATAGTTCATTATATAAACCATGCCTTGATCTAAATATTCTTTTCTATAAAGATTAGGAAAGCCTTCATACTTATCTAATGCTTTCTCGCAGTCGTCTGTTATTTCCCATAAAGCAACCTCTACACTATTGCCTTTTGATTTAACAATCGTAGCTACATTATTAAATACAAGTTTGTAATCCTGTAATTTAGAAGAACCTTTTGAGATTGCATTAGGACATCTTATTGCCATGTTATGTTTATTTAGGTTTGCACCATACGCTATATATATTGTCATTATTTTCTCTTTCTGTAGTAATTAATATATAATCTATAGCAATGATTACTAACCATGTCAATAATAAAACTTATTCTTCTTTTTTAGTTTTCCAAAAGTATTCGTCAGAATCTCCTAATCTTGTGTTATTACCGTTCTCAACTTGGTACTCTATTGTGCTAACTTTAAAATCTGGTTTCAGGGGATTTTCAGGGGTCAGGCTATTATCGTAAACTCTCATTCTATTATTTGGATATAAACAAAATTGTTTATTATCAAGTTTTAATAAATTAAAAGATTTATGTTCTTCAGGGTTTTCGCTTGTGCCATAATCAACAACATCAGGATTGTTATGATAATTATCTAACGTACAAATGTA